TTTACTTCCTCAAAGCCAAGTACCTGTGCAAGCACCTGCTCATTTACGATTGCCGGGTTTGCTGTACCGCCTGTGTACTTCACACGCTCCAGGATGTCCGGGTGATTCTTTAATGCAATAAATGAATCGTAGCCAAGGCTTAACTTATTTGGCATACGTCTGCCTGCCAGCTTGATTTCTCTCTTTCTTGCATCGAAGAAATTAACCGGGTCGAAATTCGCATCGTTGAATTTCAGGAACTGGTTGCCACTTGGTGTGCCAGATGCGATACCTGTAAACTCATTCGCCCAAATTCCTGTCTTAAAGAAGTTCTCTGCGAATAAAATATCAAGGTGGAGTAACTGCTGTTCTGATACAAAACGTACCTTGCTACGTCTTGGGTCGATAGATGCAGGAACTCCGGCTCTCTGGTAGTTCACAGCTCCAATCTGGTCTACGCCTACGATAATCTGGTCTACATTGCACTTGTATGTGTTATCAGTGTGACCCATTTTCGCAGGCGCAACCTTTCCAAACTCCGGCTTTCTGCCTACATTATCCCTTGCAAGGTCGCCTTTCAGGAACTCATAATAAAAGCCGGTGGAAAAATCTACCGGGCAAATAGGGAAAATGCTTGTTGCCACATGGTCTGCTGGATTAGCAAAATACGCCATGCTCATGTTGGTTAAGTAGCGGTTAGGCTTCCAGCCTTTCGCAATTCTAGCCGCAATCTGTGCGGCACTATTTACATCTCTTACGCTCATTCTTTCTTACCTCCTGATTATTTAGCCGCTGGCTTATATCCAGCTTTGACAATCTGAATCTTGATAACATCTCCGGCGGCTGTTGCTTTTGAAAGTGCAACCGCTGTGATGAAATTACCCTCTGCTGCTTTAACAGCTTTTCCGTCTGCATTTGTGGTAAGTTCATCTCCTACTTCGATTGCTTCTCCGGCAATCCACTTTCCAATGTCCTTTACCTGTACGGTAATATCGTCGCCAGCCTCTACGGTTTCATCATTCGTAAAGAGTGACAGTCCGATAACATTTGCACCGGCGGTAGGCTTTGTAAGCTGTCCGCCGGAGATTGCAAGGGCGATACCCTGCACACCCTCAATTTTCTCCTTTGCAGGAAGCACGATTGTAGGGCTTTCATTGATACTTGTACCAAAATATGTTGCCATGTCTTAGTCCTCCTTTTCACATTCTGCGGCAAGTGCCGGGTCGTTCTGGAATACCTCGTCAAGTGCCTGTGCCTTAGTCACATTCTTAGACTTCATAATCTCGGCTGCCTGTGATTCTGCTTTCGCCCATGCTGCACCCTCTGTTGTAGCACCATGAGAGCCAGACTTGCCGATTTCCGTAAACGCAGCGGACTTCTCGATTGTGTCTACTGCCTTATCAAGCATTGCGATTGTGTCAGCGTAAGCAGTGCCTCCGGCTTCTTTCATGCTCTTTAATACAGGAAAGAGTTCCTCCTCTGTCTTGCCGATAACAGCATATCTCTTTGCAACCTCTCTGATTGCGTTATCCTCTGCGTCGCTCCTGAACTTTCTCAACGTTTCAAGCTCTGCCTTTACAGCCGGGCTAAGACCTTTGTAAATGTCGTCTGCCTCCGGTGCTGCTGGAGCCGTTTCAGGCTGTGTGGTAGATTTTGCTACCGGTGCCTCTGGAGTAGGTGTCACTCCTGCCTCCGGTGCTGCGGCTGGTGTCTGTACCTGTGCCGGAGCCTCTGGTGTGCCGTAACGCTTCTCGATAGATTCAAGGAACGCTCTCTCGGCTTCTGTGAGTTTGCTCTTGTCAATGTTACTCATTTCTGTTTCTCCTTTCGGTTCTGTGATAGTTGTTTGTTCTGGTCCTTTATCCGTAACAACGGTAGCCTTTGCAATGATGTCCTCCAGTCTGTCCCTGTTGGACTTCATAAGCTCCAGCTCCGACGCTGTGACTTCTGTTTCTTTCTTCGCAATGCTTGCCGCCTTGCCGCCGGACCACTGACCGATAGCAGCACTTACTACCTCGGTAAATTCGTTAAGGCTTTCTCTCATTGCGTCCCCTGCCTGTGTACTATCCAATTCTTCATCATTGAGGATTGAACAGATTGAGGATTGCAGGGCATAGCAAATATCCCAGACTTCGTCGCATATCTTACGATTCTTGACTTCGCTGAATTTGTCTCCAAAACTTTCAGCTCCGCCTTTGGCGACATCTTCTGTTTCCGGTCCGTCCTCTGCCTGTTCGTTCTCCAGCTTAAAAGCCTTTGCTACGGCAGCCATGAAGCGGTTCCAGAACTTAGGATTTTCCACTATGTTTTCCTCTGGTGTTGGTGCGGCTCCGTCTTTGCTCTTATACAGGCGTATAAAAGCCTCCGGGTTCGCTCCGTCGTCCACAAAATCTACTTTCTTGATTTTGAGGTGTTTTAGCTTTGTTGCCATGTGCTTTGCTCCTTTCGTAAGATTTATAATGCAAGAAAAGCAACCTTGCGACTGCTCTCCTGAATTATCATTCATCAAAATTATCTCTGCTGGCTGATAAGAGGGTTGCAAATGTAAAACCTAATATCACGCCAGCTACAAAGATTCCAATGTTAATTGCTATCGCCATTGTCAACCTCTACCCTTTCTGCTTCTCCCTCGATTGAGAACATAGGATATTCGCCGTTTTTGACTTTCTCCCATACATCTTCATCAAGGACTTTGAAGCCAATCCACCAACCGACAGGAAGTGTACCCTCTGGAATGCCGATTGCTTTCATCTTCTCCTCTGTGAACACTACGCTTTCAATCAAGACTGCCGCACCGCCTCTTTCGTGCATTTCGCCGCCCTCTCGGTATAGCTCCACAAAATTGTATGCAGCGTTTTCCAGTTCCTCCGGTTCTATGATGTCGCCCTGATAATCTTCGATTGTTTCTCCATTTACCGTAAGCGACACATTCGCCCAGCCGAAAGCCAGCATTTTATCATCATCAGACTTTGTAATAGCCACTCTGCCTTTGATAACGCCGCTTGGAGCGTTTTTGTCCGGCTCTCCTGACTTCTGTATTATGTCGGAAAATTTCTTCATTCTGACCGCCTCCTTTCCTGTGTAATCAGTGAACTTCGATATACTCTATCGCACACGCACATCTTGGGTGTGCCGGTGGCGTTAAATTACCACCACTGTTAAGCCAGCCTTTAACCATTTCAAATGAGCTATCCATGCTTATCTCTCTACCCTCTAAGCTGCGGCAGATTTCGCACACTTCATCATCTCCGGAAGTACACCAGCGTTTTTTTACAGTACCTATGAGGTTCTGGTCCTGTGCTTGCCTGATTCCCTCGTCAGCTCCTTTGTTGTAGGAAGTCGCCATTTCGGTTTGTGCAATCGTCATGGCTCGCTGTCTGTGTTGCTTCTCCGCATACTTGCTGGCAGCTTCTCTGGCTCTACGGTGAATGGTTTCGGCTTTCATTTTCGGGTGCTGCTTTCTAAGGCTGCTTGTGATGTTCTCGTAGTATCTAAGATTTGCCTTTGCCTGTGGTTCTGTAAGCCCGATACATGGTCTGATAAGCCTTGCCAGTTCATCAACGCTGTGACGCTCTCTTACTGACTGTGCAAGCAACGCTTTGATTGCGTCCCTCTGTTCAGTGCTGGAAGCTGTGATAAGCTCCGCTCCTCTCTGCTGAATCCATGTCATAATTGCTGGAGTATCAGGACTGAATGTGAACCCTGCAAGCCCTCCCATGAGCGGCTGGCTTATTGAACCGGCTGCAAGGGCATTGTCCCACATGAATTTCAAGCGTTTCTGAACCAAAAGAGAGTAGTCGTTAGACCACTCTCTGAATGTTTCCTCCGTAAGCGTTCCGTCAATAACCGCCTGTCGAAGCTCTCTGTATGTGATTGCGTTCTGCTGGTCTTTCCAGAAGTGACACAATATCTTTACCGGCTCCTCTGATTCGTTTTTCAGGAAGTCCTCCAGCTTTTTCAGAATGAGGTCGCCATTGCCTGACCGTTTTTTTCTGATGTGCTTTGCAGGTCTAATCAATATCGCCATACGCTACAACCTCCCTAAACGCCTTTTAGCGGCTTGCCTTATGTCGTCGGGAATATCTTCTGGGTCGTCGTTTTCGCCCTTTCCTGTGGCTGTATTGCTCTCTGGCGGCTGGTTCTGGTTCTTTCGTTCCTCTCTGGCTTCATCAGGTGTTCTGGTGTCAGTCGTTCGCTCCGGCAGATGTCCTACCTGTCTGATGTAATCCTCTAA